TAATTTTTCCTATGTAAAGGGTATTTTTGCAGTGAGACGTGCCGCAGATAACGATAATTTTATTTATCTGCGATTCAATTCTGGACAAACAGGAGTGAACAATGCTGCCAATTGGCACTTTGAACTAGAACCCATTCATGACACAACGTCTGAATTCAGGAGCAGGGCTCTTAATGAAGGTTCCTTGTATCGTTTCTTTTATCTGGAAAATAGTGGCAGTAGTGCTCGCATTAGTCTTGGCGGCGGAAGAACACTGACCTTTACGGGGCGAGTGGTTAATAGCACAAATATGCTTCCCCCATTGAATAATTCTCCAATCAAAACCAACGAATGGGATTTGTTTAGCAATACTGCTGACACACAATATCAAACCTCGTTTGACAACGGTCCAGAGCTTACTTTAACGGCAGTTACAGAGCAAATTACTGAGCCATTTACAACTTTTGCTGGCTTATATAGCGATCTTTCACTAGTGGGATTGAATTTATATTCTGGTCGTAATGTTCAAGATTTGCGTTCGCTGACAATGTTTGTCACGCAGGGACGCAAGTCAAGATTGTTGCGAACTTCTGGAACAGTGAGTGGCATCGCATGGGGACAACCAAATTTTCAATATTTATCTCCCACCGCTAATGGCCATGCCAATACAGCGCCAGATATTTTTATAGATACCATTTTGGATGTAAATGATGGCATTGGCAAATATGCTGGAAATGCACCAACGGGCGTTCCATTTTCTGTTGATTTAGAAGAGCTTGCCAGGAGTAAAAAGTTTTGCGAAGTCAACCGATTGTTTATGGATGGTATTATTGCAGAGCCTTCTTCTTGGCGTGAGTTTTGGGCATCCGTTGCAGGGTTTAGCTTGTTAGAGCTCGTCAAAAAAGATGGTCGAGACGCCCTGATTCCTGCAGTACCTTACGACAGAAATACTGGTGCAATCTCAAGAACTATTCCCATCACGGCCCTATTTAGTCCTGGTAACATTTTGGAGGATAGTTATAAAGAAGAGTTTATCGATTATGGCAGCAACACCGAAGATGTAATTCTTACAGTAATTTATAGGCAAAATGAACGCGATGGCGTGTTTCCGCGCAATAATAGCGTAGAAGTTTACCTCACAAACGACATAAATGGAAATACATTAAGTCCTGATTTGGCAATTCGCGAAACAATCGACGCATCAAGATTCATAACAAATAGGGAACAGGCCATCAAGCTGGCCAAATATCTTTGTCAAGTGAAGCGCCATTCTCGCCGCGCCATTGAATTTAAAACTTTCCCCACGGATAGCTTTGTGGCCCCTGGCGGCTACATCTATGTAGAGCTTGCGCAGAACCAATGGAATGGCATTCAAACGGGCAGCATTGGAGAGGGAGGAGTTTTGAATTTGCCGCTAGCTGGCACCGTAAGCAATGGTTCGTATCAGTTTCTTCTGTATGATCCTGATGCCACCACTTCTGGGACAGTTGCCCGCTCTAATGTTGTTGTGAGTAATAACACGGCTTCGTCATTGGCAGGCTTTGCTGGCAATATCTTTGTGCTTGGCACGGCCATTCGCAATAAGCGTGTGTTTAAAGTGACAGAAGTGGCGATGGATGAAGAAGGAGAAGTGACAGTGCGTGGCGTAGAGCATGGCGTGGATGCCAATGGCCTTTCACTTATTAGTAATGGCTTGGCATCAAGAGTGGCTGGATTGTTTACCATTGATGGCCGCCCCGAATAAAATGCTTTTAGAATACAATCAAAAGACTTATTGATTATCCATGGCTTTCTATACTGGCCGCTCTGGAAGCCTGTCGTTTGGCACAACGGATAGCACAGCGCCTTCTAGTTCGCTGACAGCGCCCACTAATATTCGTCAAGTGGCAAAAATTCGTGATTGGAACTTAGATACTACTGTTGAGCTAATTTCCACCAACTCCATTGATAGTGGTGTTAATACCTTTACCCCTGGCATTAAGGGCGCTACTGGCAGTGCAACGTTGATTTATTATCGTCTTGAAGGGGCTGAAAGCAATACGCTTTACGGCTTCAACACTCTTTTGAGCAATACAATTCATAAGACAGGCAATATTACTGAAGCAGACCGCGTGTTTCTTCAATTAAACGTAGGCGGGGATTCAAGCGATGATATTAAATTTTGGGCCTATATTACTTCCGCTGGTATCGCCGTCTCCACTGGAGAACTTTCGACTGTTCCCATTCAATTTACGATGGATGGTGACTTTGTTGAAACCGTTGTTTAATTGTTATGACGCTATTTGCAGGGCATAATGGCGTAGTTAAACTGCGGAGAAGCACGCAAAAAATTGTGCTTTCTAAATCAATTGTTTCGGACGATATTAATACCACTCTGAATAGATTTGGTTTCGACGGTTCCGAAGAAGATCTTTTGACTGGTGATTTTATTACCATCACTACAGAGGATCCTCGCGGGCTTGCATTTCTTCCCCCATCATTTTGGAGCTGGACAGATACAACCGTATCTTTAAACAGGGCGGCGTTCTATGTGAATGTCAATACTCTTGGCGGATTAAGAGGTTTTTCGCAGTTTAACGACGCTATCAACAATAATCGAGACAATGAAATTGCCTTGGTTTCTTTTGAGGGCGAACCATTAACCGTAGAAATAAGCATAGAAGACACTAATTTTAATACGCTAGGAAAAGTGACTGGTTATACGCTTAACACTGAAAGAGAAGCCGTTGATATTACAAGCTTGAGCGACAAATTTAGACAGCAATATTCCGCTGGGCTTATTAGCGGCAATGGAAGTATTGATGTGTTGTTTGGCTACGACACAATTGCGAACGAAGAAACTCCTTTGCTTCTGCTGCAACTTATTCAGAGAGTGGAAACTGGCAGTGCATTTGAGGCTTCTTTGTTTTTAGCAACAGAAATGTCGTATGGCAGCAATTTAGACGTGTGGTATCAATTTGAAGCTGTTGTCACTCGCGCTGGCGTGGAAGTAAGAAGCGACAATATTATTTCATGCGCTGTAGATTTTTTGACCACTGGCGAAGTGAAATTACAAGTGGGGCAGGCTCCTTCTTACGTGCTACAAGAAAATCTTGACAAGATTAACTTGAGCGAATATACGGTGGACGCTTTACTAAAAGAGGTGGATGATTAATGATCATCGCTAGAATCCCATTATCAGGAATAGTCTTTTAAGATGGCCGACCAAACTATTTCACAGCTTACAGAGCTTTCTGGAGCCGCTCTGGCAGCGAATGATTTGCTGGCCATTGTTGATATTAGTTCTAGCGAAACCAAGAAAATCAAAGCCAATCAGTTTGTTCAGAATGGCATTGCGCTAACGGCAAGTGGCAATATTGATTTAAGCAAGCTTAATCAAGCCAGTACTGTCAAGCTTGGCTCCGCCGCCATTGCCACTGGTGCAATCACGGCCATCAAGCTGGCCAATGATAGTTCCATTGCAGAACAAAGCACGGCGCCTGTAGCTGATAATTTTGGCGGACGCGGATGGTTTCGCACTACTGATAGTAATCTTTTTATTTATTCAGCAGGCGACTATCAGCAAGTGGTTATGCCCACTGCGGGCATCGGGGACAGTGCAGTTACCACTGACAAAATTGCTGATGGCAATGTTACCACTGCCAAGATCAGCGCTTCGGGTCTCAGCTCTGCGGCATTAGCTGATAGTGCTGTAATCACGGCAAAGGTGGCGAATGGAGCCATCACTTCAGCCAAAATTGCTGATGGCACCATCGTCAACGCTGATATTGCTGCTTCCACCATTGAAGCGTCAAGACTTGCTAATGGAGCAGTTGGCACATTGGCGCTGGCAGATGAAGGCATTACTAGCGCTAAATTTGCTGCCGGAGCAGTGAACACTACGGCTCTTGGGGCGTTAGCAATTACAAACGACAAAATTGCCGATGCCACCATTGCTTATGCCAAGCTCAATTTGGCCGATGGCAGTGTGCCTGGCAGCAAGATTACCAGCGCAACAATTAGCGGCCTGCAAATTGCCGCTGGCGGCGTTTTAACTGCCAATTTAGCCGATGGAGCAATTACTAATGCCAAGATCGCGGCAAGCGGCATTGAGGCTGGGAAACTTGCTGCTGACGCAGTGGTGACAATTAACGTTCTTGATGATGCCATCACCCAGGCAAAGATTGCCGATGGGGCAGTGGGAAGTTCTCAAATTGCAGATAGTGGCATCACTGCAATCAAACTTGCCGACAATTCTTCCTCTATTGTTGCCGCAAATGCGCCTGTGGGCAATGGCACGTTTGTAGGACAAAAATGGTTTGATGATTCGACCAAAATTGAATACACGTGGGATGGTGGCACTTGGGAGCGTCAAGCTGCAATTGGCACGCTCACTTTTGCCGATTCCACTCCCATTGCTTTTTCTGTTGCCTATCCAGATAATTTTTCGGCAACAATTACCACCACTCTTGACACGCAAGTAGCCAATCAAATTTTTGCAGGACCTTCCACTGGAGTTGATGCCGCTCCCACCTTTAGAAACTTAGTTGCAGCAGACTTGCCGATTGCGACAAGTGGGGACACAGGGGCAATGCGACCTGGCGCTGGCTTGGCCGTGGATGCTTTAGGCGTCATTGACCATAGCAACGTAGCAATTGCGGGCACTTATGCGGGATCAGTAACAATTGATGCTCAAGGTCATATTGTGACAGCGCAAGCCACTTTACAGGCTTCTGACATTCCAGATCTTGACACCAGCAAAATCACTACAGGCACATTTGATAGTACATTTTTAGCTGAGAATAGTGTCACCGCTCAGCAACTTGCCGATTATGGCATCGCTCAGATTAGCGAAAGCGCCCCAACGCCTGAATTTGCTGGACAGTGGTGGGTTAATCCTAATGACCGTTCTGCCTATATTTGGGTGGGCGAGGTTAGCCCTAGTATTAATGGTTATTGGTTGAATTTGGGATATGGCAGTCCCACTCAGATCAATCTTCGTTTTGGTGGCACTTATAATGCTTCCGGCAATGTTGTTGAAAGCATTAACTCTTATGGCATTGAAGCCGGTCTGACTGTAGGCTCGCCGTTGTCTTCGCCCAATACGAGCAATAATGGCATTTATCTTATTGTTACTGCAAGTGGCGTTGGCTCAACTCCAGCCCCCAATGTCGCCCTATCCATAG